CCGGATAAAGAACCTACAAAAGTATTTTTTGCTCCTGATGTAATGGCTGATCCTGCTGCATTACCTATGGCAGTATTATTAGCACCACTTAAAGAACCATCATCAAGTGCTGTATCACCTAAAGCTACGTTACCTGTAGATGTTGGATAGTTTCCGTCTAGTTTGATTGTTCCGCCGTCTACGGATAAATTGCTTGATGCTGTTAGCGTTGTAAACGATCCAGCAGCCGGTGTGTTTCCCCCTATAACAGAACTGTCAATCACAGCCCCATCAAGGTTCATTGCTACGGATGTACCAGTAGCACTAAAGATAGCATCTACGCTATCAAGGTTGTTATTGATTTTTGTGCCCCAGGTATCTGTACTAGCTCCTACCTCTGGTTTTACTAGACTTAAATTGGTTGTATTTGTATCTGCCATGTTTTTCCTCTCTAAGCTGCCTTATCGTTGTCTAAATTTGTCCAAGTCGTGGACGGATTTGTTTGATCTGTCCAAGTCGCTGAGACTGTCTGTTCCGTATAAGTTGCAGCTTGTACTTCTTCTTCCGTCCATTTTAATCCACCAATAGCAGAAAGACTAGATGTTTGTGCAAGGGTAGCTGAACCTCTATCAATCTGCCTTGCAACTGCGCTAATAGATGCCGATGCAGCTATTGTTGCTTCTGCTATAAATGTAAATCTTCCCGTAGCAGTCATGTTTGAGACTGCTGGGCCTATAACTACCCCACGATCTATTTGCGTACCTGTAGCCGTCATACTAGACGTAGCTGCTATAGTAGAAGCACCTAAGTCTATCTGCCTACCTGTTGCGCTGAGACTGCTTGACGCTGCGATGGTAGCTTCACCACCATGTATTAATGAACTTTCTGCTGTTACTGCTGATGTTGCAGCTATGGTTGACGCACCAGTTATAACAAAACGACCTGTAGCAGTTACAGCAGATGTACCAGCTAAAGTAGCTGCACCTGTAATAACAAATCTACCGGTAGCTGTTACAGCAGAAGTGCCTTGTAATGTGGCTTCTCCGAAATGGTAAACAGGAGTTCCCCAACGTCCTTTACCATAAATCCCAAACCCGTAGCCTACTGTGGCCATAAGTTTACGCTAGTGTTATATCAATATCCCCTGCGTCAAACCTAAATACATCTCCACTGCTCACAGTTTTACTAGCTGTAAGGTTTGCATAAGCAAGCAAGTTACCGCTTGATGAAGCGTCAAATATTCCTACTGCGACTACAGTTCCATAGTCTGCTGTAGCTGTTGGATATTCAACTGCTGCTGCGTTAGTTGCTGTGGTTGGGTTTGTGCCAGAAACATTGAATGTAGCTGTCTGACGTGCATAAGAGCCACCGCTTACCTCAGTTCCTCCACCTGTGTCTGATGGTGCAACCGTAAACAGTGCTACGTGCAAAGATGATGGTGCTGTAAAAGCGTTGCCACCAAAAACATGCTCTAATACTTTGTCCTCTAAATAATCGCTAAATCCTGACATAGTTTCTCCTAATTATTGAAATGATATACGTTTTTTCTCGCTTTACCATAAGTTCTTCGTCTTTGTATCAGTGAACCTTTACCAAACTCTGCTTTCTCTTGTTCTAATCTCATTTCTTCTAGGGCCTTTTCAAATTGTGCAGTGAATAAAGGTACTCTCTCATCTTCCATAAGAAAGATAGAAGCGTGTTTTAGTGCTCCATATAAGTAAACATCTGGATGTCCTGTAGAGACAAAGTTAGTTGTTTGTGAGTCGCTAAGTGCATCTACGCTTCCATAGTAAGTAAGTTGTAGCGTATAACTTGTATCTGGTGTAGGTGCTAACTCTAAACTTTTATCAACAACTGCAAAATATATTGGTGATCCTGTTACATTGTCATTAGCTTGTCTGTAAACGTCTAAAGATTCTATAGACTGTTGGAACAAGGGTCTAAAATTATTTGATGTTATTTCTACGTTGATAGCTTCTAACCAGTCTGTTGGCAAAGCTAGATACTGTGAGTCAGCAGTTGCGGTTGCTCTTTTGACCATATCTTTGGTTCTGAGCCTTCTGTTCAGTTCCGCTTCTGTATTGTCTATAAAAATATCTAAAAAAGATGTCAAATCTGATCTGTTTAGATAGTTTGCTATGTTTGTTTTAAGTTCTGAGTAAGTCATACTTTACCTTTCCAAGTTCTAAATGCTTGGTTATCAGGATCGTTCAGCCATTTTTTGAGGGCCTGTTTATCATTTATAGAACCATCCCTTACCATGCGTTGATATATTACCATAGGTATCTCGGCAACATGACGAAACTCTTTACCTGGTTGTTGCTCACTTAGGTTCTTACAGTGCTCTACAACAGGCTGTACGTTTTGTTTTTTGTGATAGACGATTTTATCGTCCTCAGTAGCAAAAACTTCTTCACCACCGATACTTGTGTCTATTATTGTTTTTCTAGTCATCTGTAGTATGTGGGGAGCTTATGCCCCCCACAAAACTATTTACTAACCAGCGTCAGTAGATGAAACTTTAACATCAGCGACAATACCATGTGCTGCTTCGTTCCTCATCTCAAGGCCGTATTCGACCACGATCATTTTGGTTTCAGCATCACCGATTGTGCTTATATCAATAGTTTCAAAGTCTCTGAGATATGCTACTGCTGCAAACTCAGGGTCTAACAAGTGAACCGCCTGCTCTCTACTTCTGTTTGAAGGAACTACTCTGAGTTCTCCAAAATCACCAGAATATATAGAAACAGAAGCTTCAATAGTATTAGCATCTACGAACTGTCTAGCTTGCGCTCTACCTGTGAAGCCAGATATAACTGATTTGTTATATGGGCCTACCATCAAGATAGAAGGCTCTGCACCACTAGCGAAACATTGTTGTTGAACGTCTTTGATCATATCTTCGGTCAAATCCCTTCTTGTTCCGTTTGTTCTAGCAGCAGAAGCAGAACCATTTGCACCATCAGAAGCTTTGTTTACGTTGGTTTGATACCAAGTTTCCAAAGACCTTGTTTGACGGGCAGCAGAAGCCGTACCTGTTACTTTAGCGATATTTTGAGTTAAAGCCTCTTCCATATCTCTTTTCACAGCTTTAGCCATGATAGCAAGCTGGTGAGCCATTTCTGACCTCTTACCAGCAGCATCACTAGCTTCTTGCGATCCTGTTACTGTTGCATCTCTTGATGAGATCATACATACGTTAGATTCCCTTGTCGTAGCAGTAGAAGCTGATCTACTTAACTCAAAACCTTCAAGCTGTCCAGTTGAAGATGGAGTTGGTAGCGTTTCTGTTTGCCAGTCAAAGACTACATTGCTTACATTTGTCCTTCCAATGCTTGATAGAAAAGGTGTTTGTGATGGTGATATGTTGTAAATAATATCACTAAGTTGCTCTCTGTCAGCAGTGGCGGTGTAAGTATCAAAAGCATTAGTTACTTTTGCCATAATTTACTCCTAAATTATTTTAATAATTGTTTAAATACTTCGGCTGCATCTGATGTTTTACCAGTTTTAGCCAACCTTTCTCGTGCTTTTCTGACAGGTGTTACTGATTTCGGACGATTAGTAGTTCCAGGTCTTGCAACCCTAGCTTTCGCTTTTTGCGTTGGTTTTTTCTTCACAGCTTCAACTGTTTTACTGTTAAGCCATGCGTTTCTCAAACCAAGTAAAGCTCGGTAGTCATATACTGTGTCCATCTCTTGAGGTGAATAACCTAAGACGTTAATGCCATATTCACGAATAGCTGACTTTTCCTGCTGCGCTGTTTCAGGATTTTGCCATTCAGGTATGAGTTCTAAGAGTTTTTGTTGACCCTCTTGCACCATTTGTGCATATTGCTCTTGCTGTTTAGCAAATGCTTCTTGTTGAAGTCTTTGCTGTTCGGCTTGAGCAGCAGCCAATCTCTCTTTTCTTTCATCCCAAATTTGCTTTTCACGAACATAACCTACGGGATCATCTTCATATAACTGTGTCCAATCTGGTTCGTTAGCCATCTCGCCCTGTATTTGGGCTTCCATCTTTGGTAACAACTGTGCATAAATAGCATCTCTCTCCGCAATCTCCTTTTCTTTTGTCTCAAGTGTTTTTCTTTGTTGAGACAAGTCTTGGGTTTTACGGGTGTAATCTTGCTGACGTGAATATCCATTTTGGAGTTCCTCAAGCGTGACCTCTACTTCCTCTCCATCAACCCTGATGGTATATAAAGTGGGTTGCTCTTGTTCTTCTTCAATCTCTAATTGTTCATCGTCTTCGATTTCTTCGTCATATTCAATCTCTTCTTCGGATTCAGCAGCTTCTTGTATTTCTTCTGCTTCTTCTTCGTAAGTATCATCTTCAATGACATCTACCTCTTCATTTAATGTTTCTTCGACTTTCTCCTGTGTCGGAGTCAAAAAACTTTCAAGTGACTGGGTAGCACTTTCTAAGTCTGTTTGTAATGCAGTCGGCTTTGCGGTGTTGCTCATAAACTCTCCTTATAAAATATAAGGACATTTTATACGAATTTAGAAGTTAAAGTAAACAGTTAGCCGATGTTCCTAACTTTATTTATGTTTGCTTTGGTGAGCTTGCCTTTCTCTGCAATGATACGCAGATGCTTTTCTATCTCTGGCAACAAGAGAATAGATTTATGTAAGTTTTCTCTTGCTTCTATATCATCTGGTTTCTTTGATGTTATCCAAGCTTGTAAGTATTCTTTTTTTAAATTTTCTAGAGATAGTTTAAATACATCTGATTCTAGTATTCTTTCTGCCTCTGATGCTTGTCTGACTTCTTTTTCTGTAACCATTACAAAGTACCAAGTAACCTACGAGTTCCGCCAGTTCTGATTGGTGAAATAAT